CATCGGAGCTTAACACTTACCAGTTCGCTTGGGTCATTGCTCACCTTGCTGGAGCATACAAAAACTCGACTCTTAACCTCGAAGTCAACGGACCAGGACAAGCAGTCATCAACGAACTCAGAAACTTAAAACGTCTAGCCGCTGCCATACAAGGTCCTATGGCAAGAGACATGATGGACGTGCTCGGTAGTATGCAAAACTACATCTGGCGTAGAAACGACACTATGGGTGGTCTGTCCAACTCCATAGGCTTTCTTACTACTTCCAGTTCTAAAGAACGTATGCTCTCATACATGAAAGATTATTTCGAACGTGGCATGATGGGAATCTTTAGCATGGACTTGCTAGAAGAGATGAAAGGCATAGTCCGTGAAAACGGATTTATAGGCGCACCTGGTCGTGGCAAAGACGATAGAGTAATTGCTGCAGCACTGGCTACCATTGCGTGGGCAGAACAAGTACAACCTAGACTCATAGGTATGCGCCTGTCTAAAGATATGTCTCTCAAACAAGATGCCTACACTCCTGAACAAATCGCAGTAGGCAAGAATGTGAGTAATTACTTAAAGATGATTGGCGTATACGGGGGCAAAGATGCAACCTCTTACTAAACAACAACTAAAAAAAGAACTCAAACTCTTCCTAGATGACAAGGACAGAGGCATATCTATCAGAAACTTTTGCGAAATTGCGGGTATATCCGAGCGTTTGTTCAACTACATCATCAAAGAAAACAAACTACCCATGACTGAATCTACCCAGCGTGGACTCAACAGGGCGTATATACACTGGAAAGAAGGAAAGATAAAGGTAATGAAGAAACGTACAAATGAAACTTACCCTGATTACAGAAAAGAACCTGTACAACCTTTAATACCTATGAGCAAACTGGTTATGACGCATACGGGGTTTAAAGTACAAAATAAGCCTCTAAATAGGCATGACTACGCAAATTTCGACAATATTTTGTTAAAAACTTGAAAAAGGGGGTGATATGGGAGTTCTTAAAGACTATATGTGCACAGAACACGGTGTATTTGAATCCAGGGAGGCAAAATGCCCTATAAAGTTCTGTACAGGCGATTTATCTGTAATTTTTCTCCAACCAGTGGCTATAAAGTCAGAAAAGACAAAAAGAAACGATAAAAACCTAAAACAACTGGCTTTAGAGTTTGATATGACCGATATTAAGTCTACAAGAGCTGGTGAACACCAAGATGGCTACCTAAAACGCAAAAATAAGCTATCTGACAAAGAATTTGCCCAGGCTGGTGAGGCTATGGCTCATAATCAGAAGATGCAAGATGAACAATTGGTTCAACAACGCCTATCTGGCGCAATGTGGGGCAATGGTGGTAATATCAACCTTAAATCCGTCATGGGTGGGCAGTTTAGACCTGTAGCTGACGAATCTGTTAGCGTTTTACCCAAAAGTGTAGGACAATTTGTACCACCAAGACCAGGTGCGGGTACTCAGGTAGACCACGAGGGATTAAAAATTAATACAAGTGCGGAGTAGAAATGAAAATACCAAAAGGGATGCTAGACAGAGATGAGTTCTACAGAGACCTCATTTATAAATGCGAAGTGTCCCTTAACTCCAGAAGAGTTGACTATGCTTCATTGCGCAACTGGTACTTGTTTGGAAACGGACCTGATGAAGCTCCAGCTCTTTACAACAAAATATTTCCCCATCTCGACCAGGTAACTTCATTCCTCTATTCTGCTGAGACCACACGTTTCTCAATTAATTTGGGCGCATCAGTCCCAGATAACGAACACAGGAAAATACCCACACTTACAAAAGCACTAAACAATGAGTGGCTAAATAGCAACGCTGACCAAGTTTTTTCTACAGCCACTACTTGGGCACTTGTTTACGGAACAACCTATGTCAAGCTCATCATGCAAAACGGTATTCATCCGTACATGGTTGAACCTGGCACGATGGGTGTACTGCGTGAAGACATCACGTACACAGACAGACAAGAAGCCATCATTCAGAAATATTACATTACGAAATCTGAGTTGTATGCCCGTCTGTACAAACATCCCAACAGAGAAAAAATACTTTCTAAACTCAATTCAATGCCTCACGAAAGAACCGAGATAGCCAACGGTCTTGAACGCATTATTATTTCCCAGTCTAACCCAACCATCTACGGTAACGTCAACCTAGACTTGGCTGGTGGAAACAGATACAAAGCAGAAGTATCTGAAGACACAGTTGAGATGACAGAACTCTGGTGCTGGGATGATGACATCTCAGACTACAGGGTTGTTACTAAGGCAGACCCAGACATTATCATTTACGAACGCACTGGCGAAGAAATGTTTATGAAGGGTGAGTTGCCCTTTATTCAGATTTGTCCAAACCCCTTGTATGACTATTACTGGGGCGCAAGTGAAGTACAACGTCTTATCTATTTGCAACAGTTACGCAATAGACGCATGACAGAAATATTGGATTTATTATCCAAACAAGTGTCCCCACCAACGGCTCTGATTGGGTTCACAGGCATCCTTGATGAGAAGAACTTTGCACTCAACCGTGCGGGGGGACTACTTTCCACAGATATGCCTAACGCTAAAGTAGAGAAGTTAGCACCCACTATGCCACCAGACCTATTCACAGAGATGCGTGAGATAGACGCAATGTTTGAAGAAGCCTCTGGTGTTGGAAATGTGCTACAGGGTAAAGGTGAAGCGGGTGTGCGTTCAGCGGGTCATGCCTCCCAGTTAGCCCGTCTGGGTTCGTCACGAGTTAAAAAACGGGCACTTATTATTGAAGATTCACTAGAAAAGTTAGCAACCCTATACCTAAAGGCTATGCAACTCTATGATGATACGCACTTTAAGGACACGCACGGTATACCTTTCATTGCCGAACAATTTACAAAAGAATTTACGGTTAAGGTGGACGGACACTCTAACTCCCCGATATTTACGGAGGACACCAGGACTCTCGCATTTAACCTACTCAAAGCAGGGGCTATTGACAAAAAATCTCTACTTGATTTAATAGAGCCACCGATGAAAGAAGAGTTGTTGGAACGTCTGAAGAAGATGGAGGAAAAGCAAGCAATGCAACCCCAACAGCCACACGGTAAAGAACACGGTAAACCAGACTTGAAAAAGGTGGGATGATGGCAACACAAAACGTAGGTGGACCTAAAGTTAGCCCTAAAGCAGACCAGCCACGGGTGAGCACTGACACTCTTCGTAAACAAACTTCAGGACCTGGCTTGACATCAAGAACAACAGGGATTAAAGTTTCGTCTGGGGGTAGAACCCAGCGTAACTACGCTAGAACTTAACCAAGGAAACCATCATGATGCACAGATACGGTAAAAAAGGTCGCAAGACTCGTAGATAATTTCTTGAGAAAGAAAGAGGGTGTGGCTGCCTCCCCTTATAAGTAGGTGACCGCTGCTAAAGGAGAAATCTCATGGCACGTAAAGCTCGTAAACACAAGCGTAAGTAATTTCTTGGGGGCAACCCCTTGAAATGAACCGACATTGGGGGGTATGTCGTAAAATACCCTCCACCCTATTGACAAAAAGTTTGTAAGTGGTTACAAACTAGGCAAGGAGAAAATATGAGTGTTCCGTCAGACAAGTTAATGGAGTTAATGAAAGGCAACCAATCTGCTGGTGCGCCTCTTCCTGCGCCCCCGCCTGGTGCTAATATGTCTGATGCTGAAGTACCTCCAATGGGTTCGCCCATGTCTACTCCAGAGACAAAGCTCGGCTCTAAAGAAGCAGCAAGAATTAATTTAGGTATGGCTCAAGATTTACTAGAGCAATCCCTCCCTGCATTTGGCTCAGATACCGATGAAGGTAAAGCAGCTCTAAGTGCAATAAGCGCAATCAACAAAGTTCTTGGTCCACGCAAGAACAAAACAAACGAATTACAACAGTCAGAGATTCTTCAGATGTTACAGACACTTCCACAAGCTGGTGGTGGAACTCCTGAAGGAAAAGCTATGGCTGCTGCACCGATTCCTGGTATGTCACCTCCTGGTGGTATGCCTCCCCCACCTCCACCCC